CGGATTCACCTCTGGTGAGGAGATCATCACCAAGATCATCTTCAACGGAGAGTCGGCTGTGAAGAAGCATGTCGAGAAGGTGTTCCGAGGAATCGCTCAGAAGCACCACCCCGATCGCGGCGGAGTCGCTGAGCTGTTCAAGGATCTGTCCAACGTTCGCGACGCCTTCCTGACGGTCATTGGATTGTAAACACAATCCGACCGTCCTTCTAGTATACATCACCTCAACCTTTTAAAAAACACAAACCCAAACAACCCATAAAAAAGATTAGTATATCTCATTTAGCCGCGCGGACACTCACAAAAACAAAAAATAAAAACAAACAAAAACTTGTTTGTTTTTATAACACTAAATCACTGATCCTTAAGCAGATACCGGTCTGGGAGACTCGGGTGACGCAGCGGATGAAGGAGATAGAGAACTCTTTTTTCTGTTGTACATAAACAGACCTCCAGCTCCAAGTACTCCAACTACACCAGGTATAATGTTCATAAAGTATCCTACATTTTTAATATTTTTACTCGCTGTCGCATTACCAGAAAGCTTTCCTACAGAACCAACAATGATACCTCCCGACACAATAAGACAAATACCAAAAATACCAACAAGTCCAGAAACAACAATAGGAGAAGGATTGTTGTTGTATAGCACTCCGGTATTTTGTTTTGCTTTATAAGCAAAAAATCCTGCAATCAGACATGAGACTATACCTGGAAGAATATTCATGAAGATACCTACATTTTTAATATTAGTCTTGGCTGTATCGTTACCAGTTAGTTTGCCTATAGATCCGACAACAATACCTCCAGAAACAATGAGACAAATACCTATAACGGCAAATATAATAGCGATAACCATAGGCGACGACATTTGAACGATTTATACATTAGCAATATTTTTTATTTTTAAAATCCACGTATATTAATAACTGTCATGTCTAACAATCTACAAAAGATGATGGCGTCTAAATATCCAAGAAACCCGTCAGTTATGAAAAGTACGGCTGGAGGAGAAGAATCGGGTACTTTTTTCCCTAAAAGGATTGTTCTTATCACACTTGGTGTTGCGGTTCTATTTTTTATTCTAACCCTCCCTCAGACTTATAGATTTGTCGGTAATATGATTCCCGCTATCTCCCGGGGAAGCTATGATATTACTAACGTTCTTGATATTAAGCAGGTTGGACTGCACACCGTGATCTTTGCTATTGTACTGTTCCTTGCTCTGAAATTCGGTAAAGCTTAAAACTCAACAATTTTTAATTCACAAATTAAAAATTTATACAAATTCTTAAATATCTTTTTTATCGATCAGGCTTAGATCAGTTTAAAAATGATAATTAAATAAATAAAAGCTTAAACGAAACAAGTTCTATATAACATTCAGACAATACAAGATGGACACTCTCTCGAAATCTCTTTACTCGGTTGTATCCCAGGCTGTGGATGAATTTGCTCAGGATGTAGCAACCGCGTACAAAGTCCCGAAGGAGGATGTTCTTGCTCTGTGGAACTCTAAGGTATCATCTGATCTCAAGGTTGTTGAAACTAAGAAAGAGGAGAAGAAGGCTGCTCCTCGCGCCCGAGCTAAAGCGTCCGCCGACGATGATTCATCTGCTACATGCACCTATGTGTTTAAGAAGGGAAAAAATAGTGGATCTTCTTGTACTGCTAAGGTGTGTGCTGAGTCGACTAAGTATTGCCGTAAGCATAAGGAGAATGAGGGAAAAGAGAATGGTGATAAACCCGAGAAGAAGGCTTCAGGGGCTAAGGCTAAGAAGGCTTCTGATAGTAAGGAGAAGGAGACCGCTTCTGTTAAGAAGCTGAGCGAGGGTAAGGGAGGATTTGTTCTTAGACGTAACGATCACAACAACTACGAGCATGCTGAGACTCATTTCGTATTTGATAAGGTTACCAAGGAGGTGTATGGAAAGCAAGGTCCATCCAGTGTTGAGGATCTTACCACTGAGGATATTGAGACATGCAAGAAGCTGAACTTCAAGTATCGTATGCCGGTAACTCTAACTTCCAAGTCTGACTCCAAGGATGAGGAGGAGGACGAGGTAGTTGAGGAGGAGGACGAGGAAGAGGAATCTGAAGAGGAGGAAGAGGAAGACGATGAGGAGTAAAGAGTGAATATAACCAATAGTAAATAAACCATATTTTATAGTAATAACACTATAAAATATCTAATCCCCTATTATAAACGCTAATAGAGCCTCTCTATTATTGTACGATTCATCATATCGTCTAAGATATTTACCATCTTTAAACTGAATGAAAGTAGGATATCCTGCGATAAGAGTGTCTCCTTTAGGTAATTTTATCACTTTATTTAATCTTTCAATAAGATCTTTATTTGCAACAGCATCTATACCGCATAGATTTATGTTCATACACTTACCCATTTTACAAATCTCGTTATAAATAGGCTTTGCAGCGGTACAATGTCCACACCATCCAGCAAAACACATTACAGTTGTAAGTCCGTGACGTAGAGCTTCAGTTTCAGAATTAAAGGTCGCATCAGGATTAAAATTCTTTCGTGTTAAGAGAGTGATGTTTTCGAAGCCACGTTCGGTAGATTTACTCATATTTACTATATATCACTATTTTAAAAATATTTATAGTTCTTTTTGCTGTAGTTGAAAAGTGATGTTCTTTCAATAAAATAATAACAATAACAAATTCGACAATACAATGGGATGCTTTATTTCTAAACCGATTGATGATACACCTGTAAAACGTCTTGTATTTTTAAAAAGAAAAGGATTCTGTGACTGTTCGGGTAAAGATAAAGTTACCGGTGAGTGTAAAGAAACAGTTCATTTTGTGTATGGAGGGTTTTAAAAATTGTTATAAATATATTTATAACAATTTATTCAAGAGTGATCTCTCCTATCGATGTATTTTCTTCTTCCTGTTCATCTTCGATTATCGTTTCCCTCGATTTAATGTAGATATCTACTATTCCAAGAGGACCAGCATTCATAGTGAATCTCAATGGTAGATCTTTACATACATAAACCTGGATATTATTTGAAGTTCCACCAAGTTTTACAAGATCAATAATGTTCTCTGAATCAAATTCCTGTTCGTATTCATCTTCATCTATATCGGTTTCTTCAGTATACGAATCTTCATTATCTTCGTCACCATCGATATCACCAAATGGAACTCGACCAGAATAGACTCCTTCTTTATTACAGAAAAATTCTATTCTCTTCTTCCTACAAGTTACACTCATAATCTTGGAAATCCTGTTAAGAGACTTGAGTTTCTGAAACTCTTTAGGAGACGCAACTGTAGGATCTCCATAATTTCCAGGAGGATCTCTCCTGATAGGAGTCATTTGTGTAATATTGATACTATGAACCAGCGCTTTGTCTTCATCTTCCCCTACTTGAAGTTTCTGAATGAAAAGTTTAAGAGGATCATCTCTTTTCACATAAAGAATTAGAGTATCCTTCTTCTTGATAGATTTAAGCATTTTGTAGAAATGAACCATATTAAGCCCGACATGAATGGGTTCGCTATCACAAATGTACTTGTGGAAGTTATTCTTGGGTAGATCTACACAGATTAGTTTCGTACCCTGCTTTGTTTTGGTATCGACTCCTGTAAGTGATATACCCTTCTTATCGATTACAAAACATCCGTCTTTAAGATACTTCTGAATAAGCTCGACAAGAACTTTGAAAGTATATCCATCCTTTGTTCTTATTTTCAGAAGATAAGACATTTGATTGTAAATTAAATATTTTTTTGATTATTTAAGTTTAATTATTTTGGTCTCCAAAACTAAAAATATTAAACTTTGTATTAGTTAACTTGATGATCCCAGTTATTGAGGTATCAGGATTTCTATCGATAGTAATCACTATTGCATTTATAGTATGCAGACTGTATTATTGCTCATATCTATACAACAAAAAGCTTATTATGGAGATATTGGTAATATCGTTGATAACATCAATAATATGGCTTGTATTTGGTGTTTATAAACAGTTTAAACCGTTGATAAATCAGTTCATTATAGTTACGATTTTCTATAGTATTGTACTTGCAGTTATGTACTGTAAAGGAAGTGAATGGTGATATGGTGAATCTATTCACAAGGAATAAAAGGAGTGAATCTATTCACAAGGAATAAATTTAAAATTACAGGTCCCGGATGAAGAAGATGATGAGATAAAAGATGCCAGCGACTTAGCGTTTCTGGGACCGTTGTAAGCTGAGCAGGGATTACCGTTATGGAACACTATAACCGTAGGCCACACCTTTCCAAGACTATAAGAGAAATTAGAAGACATACCGATCAGACTGTTATTGCTACCCGTCGACATATTTACAGCGACGGCTCTCGATCCAATGGATGTCGCATAGTTATCAGAGAAGTTAGAGAATTCAGGAGCAAAATCCTGGCAGTTTCGGCATTCTGGAATATAGAAAAACACTACAGTTATTCCTGAGTTAAGATTACTTCCGGTTAACGATCCACAACTCCTGAAGTTGTTAACTGATAGTTGAGAGACCGAACTAGATGGCATGTATGTATTGAAATAAGTATTGATACTGTCCATCTTTATTACTAACTTGCAATATTTAAATTTTGATTTATAGAATTCGAGTTGTTTAAATATTAGAATAATTTAAATAGCTATGACAGATTCTAATACTCAGATAGTAAAATGGGTAAGTGTATATGATGCTCTTGGATTAAAAGAATCTAATATAAATACAGTACCAAATATTCATTTTATTATAGACGACTGTTCTGAGTACGAATATAGTCGTGCATTACTTAATGTTAAAAATCGTAAAAATAAATTATTTATAGATAGAAGTCTCAATGGACTAATGTATATGTCGTTATATAATGGATTAAGCCTATAGGGAATTTTGTAATAAATATACAATTTAACAATGATAGATCATTGTTAAATTAAAATGATTTTAAAGATAATTTAATCTGTATTCAACTACGGATAAAGCTTTATCGGCTTAATTAAGATATGACCACCAAAGGTGAACTTGATTTTTTTGTTTATCAATGGAGTGTAGAAGAGGAGAATGAGTACACAACTATTCGAGCATACGGTGTCACAAAAGATAATAAATCAGTGTATACTCGGGTTGATGATTTTCCATCTTACTGTTATATTGAACTTCCTACTCATATAGAATGGACTGAATCCCGTATCGAGCTTGTGAGTAACAAACTTTCCAACCTGAGTCGAGATCTATTCAAACCGATTAAGAAGGTGTTTGTGGAACGAAGAAAACTATACTATGCATGGAAAGAGAAGAGAAAGAAGAAGAAAGATAAACTTGAATATAAAGATAAACTATTTCCTTTTCTCTTCTTCTCTTTTCGATCCACAACTGCTCTTAGAAATTTTACATACGCGATGAAGAAAGATATTGATATCAGCGGGCTTGGAAAGATCAAATTCAATCTGCATGAGCACGAAGCAGGAATCAGCCCGATTCTTAAACTACAGGCTCAAAAACAGCTTCCAGCAGCTGGAATGGTTAATGTTAAGGGTATTATTATTCCAGACGCAGATAAGGAGAGTACGTGTGATTATGAGATTGCCTGTTCATACGAGAATTTCAATCCTCTAGATTCAACGGATATTTTAGAGCCTAATGTGGTATCGTTTGATATCGAAGCCAACTCAACTATCACATCAGCAATGCCTGATGCAAGCAGACCGAACGATAAAGTGTTCCAGATTGGATTCTCTTCGTATATAAATAAAGTTATTAAGAAATCGTTATACAGTTTAGGAAATCCAGATCCTAAAATAGTGGGGTTGGATGTTGACCTTAAAACATTCAAAACAGAAGCCGATCTTCTTGTTGGATTTACAGACTATATACAGGATAATAAAATTAAGATTGTTATTGGATACAATATTCTTGGATGGGATATTAAATATATGATCAGTAGAGCAAAATATACTAAGTGTATGAGTGAGTTTGATATGATGGGAAGTATTATGGGTAGACACTCGAAGGAGGTTACTCCGTCGTTTGAGAGTAAGGCATACAATGCTCAAAAACTTGTGTATCTGGATGCAGAGGGAGTACTTTTTCTTGATCTTCTTCCTATCATTAAACGAGGAGGAGAGAAACTGACCAACTACAGATTAGGAACAGTGACTAAACATTTTGGTCTTCCTACCAAGGATCCTCTTACTGCTCAGGATATCTTCAGATGCTATCGTGAATTTACACCCAGTAGCCTAGGAGAATCCGGGAAATATTGTACAAAAGATGCTTATATCACACTACTGTTATATCTCAAAATGCAAACCTGGTACGGTCTATGTGAGATGGCGAAGACTGCTCGTGTCCCTATCTTCTATCTGTTCTCAAAAGGTACACAGATTCAGATGTACGCTCAGGTGTTAGAATACTGCGTCTATAACAACTATGTAGTTATCTCTAATGGGTATGTAATGAAAGAAGGTGATGAGTATATGGGAGCAATTGTATTAACTCCAGTTCCAGGAAAATATAAGAAGGTGGTTTCATTTGATTTCGCGAGTCTGTATCCCAGTATTATGATGGCTCACAACATCGACTATTCAACTCTTGTCCCGGAAGGAGAACACTACATGGTGGATATTCACGACACAGAGGACTATCTTACAGCGTGGAGAGATTTCCCCTGTTTTGTGAAGATGAGTTTTATTGTTATGGAGGATCAGTCAAAGAATATCGAGGAGTGGCAACCTGTTAGAAATAGAAGTGAACTACAGACTAAAGTGGAGGATATGAAAGAGAGATATCATGGTAAGCTTGTTGGAATCTTTAAGGATAAACATGAGATTCCTGATGAACACTGTCATGTTTTCAGTTGGGCTGATCACAGTGCATGCTGTCATGATATGAACAGAAAGAGACTCAAGAACGGTACTTTCAGTAAAGCAAAAGCAAAGATTATCTGCGGGCAAAGATACTATCGGTTCGTAAAAGCAGATTATGGAGGAAAAGGAGTTGTACCTACTCTATTAGAGAATCTTATTAACCGTCGCAAACTGACGCGTAACGATATTAAGGCAAACGATAAAGAGATTAGAAAGAAACTTGTAAGTCTACTAAAGAATGGAAGTGATAAGAAATTTATTTCTGAGTTTGAAGAAAGAGAGAAAAAGTATTTCGAGGATATCGATAAGGATGTGTTTAAAGAGAATGAAGAGGATATTGACGAAGAGGAGATCATCGCAAGAATTGAGTTTCTTGAAATGACTAATAAGATTCTGGATAAACGTCAGGCGTCGTACAAGATTTGTGCTAACTCGATGTATGGTGCTATGGGTGTTAAGAAGGGATATCTACCATTGCTTCCTGGAGCCAGTAGTGTTACATACAAGGGAAGATGGTCGATTGAGTTTATCTCTAAATATATTCCTGAAACATACAATGGAGTATCCGTGTATGGAGATACCGATTCAGGTCATGTTTATTTCCCTCATATTAAGAACAACAAAGACGCAGTTGATCTGGCAGAACGAATTGTGGTTGAGATTCAGAAATTCTTCCTGGCTCCTATGAAACTTGAGTTTGAGAAGATTTACGAGGAGTATATCATTCTGACTAAAAAGAGATACATGGCTCGTGTAGCAAATAAAAAGGGAGAGATTATTGAGTTTATCAAGAAAGGAGTTATGTTATCTAGACGAGACAACTGTGTTGTCGCGAGAGCTATGTATCTTAAGGCTGCTGAATCACTGTTGGATAATGCAACCGACGAGACAATCTGTAATGATGTTATTGATGGACTGAACAGCTTGTTTCAGAGAACATATGGGTACAGAGATTTCGTGATTACTAAATCTATTGGGCGAGCAGAGTATAAAAATAAGACTCTTCCCGCTCATGTACAGCTTGCGGAGAAGATGAGAAGTAGAGGTATTGAAGTTCCTGTAGGGGCAAGAATCGAATATCTCTTTACTACTAGATGTATTGGAGAGAAGAAGTTTGCTCAGGGTGATAAGGTAGAGGATCTAGACTATTTTTCTCAATGGAAACGTTATCTCAGAGTAGACTATCTTTATTATTTAGAAAAACAGATTATCAAACCGTTGGATGAACTGCTAGAAGTCGGACTTGGGGTTAAAGATTTCGTAAAGAATCAGTTTAAACTTAGATGTGCTAAATGGGAGATGACGGAGAGAATTAGAGAGTTGAGTAGTTCATCGATTATTATCGAGGAGGAAGAAGAGGAAAAAAAGATTGTTGTGAAAGAACCTATTAAGAAAGCTCCAGCTAAGAAGAAGACTGTTGTTAAACGAGAGAAACCGGAGGATATTGAAGTTCTTGAGTATAACAGTGACGACTGAATAGGAGATTAAACGAAGCGAATAGGAGATTAACGAAGCGAATAGGATACT